GTAAATTCATGCAAACTAAAGTTTTCGGATAGTTTCACTTAACATCTCCATCTTCTTCTTGCTTGTCGTAATCTTGAATTAGGATTTTTAGCTGCTTTCGGAAATTTTTTCATCTGTCCTAAACTTCTAGCACAAAATGATTTTCTTCTAGACTTCTCTTTTTTCGTTAAGTTTTTCTTTTTAGTAACTGCGGTTTTTAATTTAGAACCAGGATTATCTCTTCTGTATTTTTCAACACCAGCTTTAGTCATACCAGCTCCAGACTTTGTGCTTCTAAAATAC